GAATAAGAAATACAGAAGTTTTGTAATCTTAAAGCCCAATAATCAGCATTTTGTTGAGTTAATTGCTTCAAATAATCTATTTCAGATTTAGTTGGTGCAACACCTTGCTCACTTTGTTGTTTTACTGCACCATTAGATTTGAATTGTATAGTGCTGAATGGAATATATTCCGTACAGGTATACCAAACTAAACATGGTTTTACATAATCTTCCATTAACTCATAGTATCTGCCTGTAAAAGGAGTACCTGTTTCTATCTGTAATGAAAGATAATCATAAAGGACTGTGCCTAATAAATTCTTCAAATACTTTATCTGTGAAGTGTAAATGAATGGAAGTAATGCATCAGCGTCAATCGCACCTTGTAGTGGAGTTGTTTTGATTATATCGTTTCTTGATATGAATAATGCTATTGCCATGTGGTTTATTTTATAAGTGTTTCGTATTCTAATTCAAAATGTGCCGGCTTAACAAACTTTTCAATAGGTTGGTCAGGCTTTATTTCTTGCACATCTGTTGTTGTTTGGTCTTCTGTTGTAGCTGGATTTTCCATACTATCGTTTACATCTTCTTCTACCTGTGCTACTGTCTGACCTGTTTCTTCCGCAGTTTCAGAAAGGATTACTAATGGAGTTAATTGTTCAAAGTATAATTCCATTTCACCACCATATCCACCTTCTCTTAAAATGTAATCTAATGAATTTAAGATTAAATTTTGGAATGGAGATATTGTCATTGTTTGTAAGATACTGAAAGCAGTTTTCATTTCCTCACTTTGTGAAGAGAAACCATTTGCTTGTGTTCTAATACCAAATAAAAGAGGTGAAGTAATTCTGTGTCCTACAAGTATTCTATCTTGTGCGTATTCTGCAACATATCTAAACTTCTCATGTAAGTTATCAATGTTTACTACATCAATAGTTGGTTTAGTTGCAGGGTCATCGTTAAATGATAACATAAACTTGCCGGCGTTGTTAGTGCCTGTAAACTTTGCGTATAGCAAATCTTCTATGGTTTGTCTCTCCTCTGGCGCTGGCACCCCATTATTCATATTCAACATTACCATCGGCAAAAATCCATTCTCTATATTGTTAATATGCAAGTTTGATAATTCTGCTTCAACAATAGCGAATTGCATTGCTGATACCCAATCAGGTAGTGAATAGTAGTAAAGATTTGGTGAATAATTCTTCAACCAAAACAATTCCATCTTTTCAGTAGAAGTTCCAAATGCAGGTATTTTCTTTTTATCTCTTATCTTTCTTTGGTCTGTCCAATCTACACAATAGTAGTAGTTTTCTATTCTAGGATTATCATATATCTTTTCAGCTCTTAATGTCTGCACTGGCACATGATACATTTTTATAATCTTTGTATGTTCATCATTCCAATAGATTTGTAAAGCACCATTACCGAATAATTTCAAATCAAATGCTAATCTCTTAACATCTTCCTGTGGAATTAAACGATTTAGAGTATCATTAAACCCTTCGTTTTTTGAATATAATCCTTTTCCATAGATTAAGTCTGCAATACCTTCAATACATGCAGCATTAGTTGTAGAAGTATTATATGCAACATTAACTGCTGCAAAAAAGTCGTCTTGTCCATAAACACCAAATGGTACCCATGTGTATCTGCTTTTTGTATCTTCTGTTATGAGTGGCAAGGAATTATTTCCATTTCCTACATTTACCACTGCAAAATTTGTTTGTCCTTTCATATTCTGTTTTGTATTTTATGGGCAACCTGGTGTGTTATCGTTTAATACACATCCTGCTGCATATATTCTTAATGTTCTACCTGCGAAAGTAATGTCTTGGAAACCACTACCTGATATATCAAATCCTGTTACAGGTGATGCTACCGAACCAGGTTGTGTTACTATTTGTAAACTACCACTCACTCTTGTTCTGTAATATGTTCCATTTATATCACCACCTGAAGTGCAATTTATTTGACCATTGCCAGCAAATAGGTATAATTGTATTGGATTTGATATTGTCCATTTAGTTCCATAAGGTACTGTACAATTACTATCACTACTCATAAATAAATTATAATCATGTATTGCAATCTCTGTAATGTTACCATTCGTTGAGCCACTTACACATACATCAAATCCCATACCACCAGCTTGTCTACCAAATCTAAAATCTGCATCAATACCACCCGGTGCAGCTGTCGTAGTCGTAGTCGGAGCAATAGTGGTGGTTGGTGCTATTGTAGTCGTGGTTGGCGATAATGTAGTCGTCGTGGTTGGAGCAATAGTTGTGGTTGTAGTAGTTGGTGGCACTGGCGGAGCCTGGTCCCAATATATAAATTCATTAGTGCTATCTCTACTAATTCTTTGGTCATCCAATGGTATTTGGTTTATATATGCAGGTTTACTTACACTTTGTGAAGTAAATACTTGCAAACTACCATGCCATACAGGGTCTTGATATGTAAATGGTATTGTTGAAGAAGATATAGCAGGTGTTAACCATATTCTATATTCATCTCCTACATTAACATTCAATGCAACTGCTAAATTAAAAGTTACATCTACTATGCTTTCGCACTCGTTATAAGACCATTGACCTGGATTATTCAAAAACGAATATGAGTCATTAGTCAGCATATTCTGTACATCAACTCGTAAGAAGTTGCTACCAGAAGGCATTTGTGCTGTTCTTATCTTATAATTGTTGTAATCAGGTAGAAAATATGTAAGCATTATCTATGTTTTATCTGGTATTTAACAATTAAACATTCCGAAATAGTAAAATAAAAAAACCCCACTCAATTAAGAATGGGGTTTAGTATATTTAGTTAATGCTATACTGATTAGCTATTAGTTCCATAAACAACAACTGGGTTTGCACCGATTGCTGCGAATGGATTTGAGATAGTCGAGCCTGATAAGAAAGCTGCTGGTAATTTCTCCATACCTGTAAAGGTAACAGAATAACCATAGAGGTCACCCATTGCCGCACCTGTTTGGATAGTTCCCGCAGTCACATCAGCACCTTCTACTTCACCAACTAACAAAGCATCTCCGTTCATAGTGTGTACTACTATTTGAGGTCTACCATATGCCATCAATTTTAATTGAGTGGTCATTTCATTGGTTAACTTCTTTAAGTTCAACACTAACTCCTGATTGAAGAATGTAGTTCCATTCTCTCTTGAAGTATTCACGGTTTCAGTATATGCACTTGTTCCTTTTAACTGATAGTAGTAAACTGTACTTCCTGAAGGGAATGCAGTTACTTCACCAGCTCCGTTCTTTGTGAAAGACCCAGTAGTGTAGTTTAAGAAGTATACACCGGCTAAGCCACCGATACTATCTTTACACACTTCGTTTCTTCCAGCTGATAAATTACAAGACATAATACTTTAATTTAGATTGTTAGTTAATTGATTAGTAAGCTCCGTAGTATACGATATCTTGTCCGATACCAAATTGTACACCCGCAGTGTATCTCATTATGATACGATAGTTTTGCGAGCCATCCAAGTTAGCCATATCTAATACTCTTACTTCATTGTGGTCAGATAATAAACCTGTACCGAAGAATAAGTTTGATTTTTGTGCAGCTACAATCTTGTCAGCACTCATACCAGGACATAATACGATTTCAACACCATTGAAGTTGAAAGGTTTTTCACCCACGTTCATTTGGTTGTTCCATCCGTTTGCACCGATAGCACCACCTGCTAATGCTTGCTGATATGCTTTAGCTACATTTGTAGAAACATAGAATAATAAATCCTCTTTACCATATACTGTGTCTGGCACGGTATTTAATACAGAGTTCATTTTATCTAATACATTCGCTGAAGTTACACTACCAGAGATTATGATACTACCAGATTTAGCTGCTAATACAGCAGTTGAGCCACCCGCTGCAATAGATGCAGAGAATGCAGTTTGGAAACCAAGGAATTGGCCATTTACAGCTGTACCTTGCCAAATAGATTGTTCAGTTGCTTCTGCTACTTTACCACCTACATAAGAAATTAAGAAATCGTTGAAGTTAGCTGGGATAGAGTCGAAAGCTGAATAGCCTAATTGTAAGCTTTCCCATGAGTCAACAAACTCTTGCTTACATAATTGTAAGTTAACTTGAAGTTCTTTTGGTTCAAGTATTCTTTCAGATAATACTACACTACCTGAAGTTACGAAATCGCAAGATGCGTCTTGCACGATACCATCAACCGCTACTTTTTGTAAAACTTCTTTGTATTTTACATTAGGGTGAATGGTAATCAATTTGTTGTCAAGCGTTCTAGCTGACAAAAGAGCCGCAGCAATATACTGTCCCGCAAATTCGCCGGCATAGGTGCTAGTGATTTGTGGCTCTGTGAATTTTTGTAATTTTTTCATTGTTTACCTTTTTTGAAATAATAATTTTGTTTACTTATAAAGTTTAGATAAGAATGTTGATTGTGAGTTCATCGTTTTCTTACCATATACATTTTTTGATTTGTCTGCTGAGAATTTAGTTGCAGTTTCAACAGGAGCACCATCTAATTTTGCTAACTCCTCTTCTTCTTCAATTTCTTCTTCCTCATCTACGATATCAGCATCTTTGTCAACTACCTCTTCATCCATTTTAGGTAATGCCATAGCTTCCATCTTCTTCTCCATTTCTTCAATTTTGTATGCCATCTCTTCCATTTTCTTTTGCATATCACCCATTGTCATTGGAGTATCTTCACCTTCTTTGATATCAGCAGGTACACCATCACCAACTTGTGGGATATCGTTTTCTGCTTCTTCGGTTACTTCTGCCATCATACTTGCCGGCTTTAATCCTTTGCTATCAGATGCAGGAGATACGATATCTTTTACTTCGTTTGCTTTCTCGTTTACATTTGTTTGAGGAAGGTCTTTTACTTCTTCTGTTGTAGCCTTAAATTCTACATTCTCTCTTTCAACGATTTTACCTGCTTCTGTTTTTACTTTGATATAAACTTCTTCACCTTCTTCACCTTCTAATTTAAGGTCATGGAAACCATCAGGTGCTGGCATCTTTTCGCCATCTTCTGAAATTACCATTAGGTCTTCACCTACATCAAATGTCGGACTTTCTACGATTGTCCCGTCTGCTAATTTTGCATAAGTTAATGCTACTTCATCCTTTGAAAGTAATGTCATTATCTTATTAAGAACTTGTTTTGCGTTCATAGTTTTAGTTTTATTATATTTAACAATTTTGTTTTATAAAGTATCAATTTTTTTTATCTTACTTGTGTGATTGTTGCAATGACAGAAGGTATAGAAGGTATATTACCCGTTGCAGCTGCAGTTAATAATACTGCATCTCCGTTAACAGTCTGCCAACATAATTCATAATAATCATTTGCAACCGCCGTATCTAAAATATTTACAGTCATTAAAGCTTCATCGTTGTTTGATACTGCTAACTCACTTGCTGACCCTGCAATGTTTGTACCATTCTTCTTAAACCAAATGTATACATTATCTGCTCCTGTGTCTGCAAGTAATTGTGCTGAGAATTGTATGTTGTATGTACCTGAATTTGCAACAGTCAATTTAGTATTATCAACTAATGATACACCAAATTCTGGGCCTGTTGTATCAAATGTAATTGATTGTGATACATTGGCACTACCTGATTGTGTTACTAATGAGCTATATTGTGCACCATTAAATTGAGTGCTTCCACTTACTATTAAATTTGTTACACTTAAACTTCCAGTTATTGTCGTGCTACCTGATACATTCAAAGTTCCTTCGA